CCGACGAGTGGAAAGGCGTCTTCAAAGATCGAAAGGGCACCCCCCGTTCGTACCACGAAGAGCCAGTCCTGTTCGGCTTCAACGCTGCACCGGAAATGCCTGATGGCACTCCGGTCACATTCGACGCAGGCGGAGTGCTGTTCATTCAGCGTTACGTCTACAAGGTCTTCGGTCTTGCGTTCGCGCTGACCAAAGTCTTGGTCGAAGATGGCGATCACATCCGCATCGGAAGAATTTATTCCGAGCATCTCGCTCAGTCGATGATCGAGACGAAGGAAACACTGTGTGCGAATATCCTTAACCGGGCATTCAACGGTGCTTTCGTCGGAGGTGATGGTGTAGCTCTCAACGTGACCAACCATCCAATTGCGCCGGGAGGCTCAGCGGGTGGTGTGTTCTCGAACCTGTTAACGACTGCTGCGGCTCTGTCGCAAACGTCACTTGAGCAACAGCTCATTCAGATTCGCAATGCTGTGGACAATAACGGCAAGCGAATCCGGTTGACGCCGCTCAAGATTGTTACGGGTCCGAGTCAGGTCTTCCAAGCTGAAGTCCTCTTGAAGTCTGTCCTGCGTGCAGGAACGGCTAACAATGACATCAACCCGATCCTGTCCATGGGGCTTCTGTCTCAGGGTCAGGCAAACCTGTCGCGTATTACTTCGACAACTGCATGGTGGGTCCAGACGGATGCGCCACGTGGTCTGCAGATGATGATGCGCCGCGGGCTTGAAAAGTCGATGGAAGGCGACTTCGAGACCGACTCGATGCGGTACAAGTCCACCGAGCGTTACATTCCGGACTGGACTGATCCGCGAGCTGTGTTCGGTACTCCGGGACTCTGAACGAGGGTTCTTCTTTACGTCACGGTGGAGCCCGGAAAATTGGGCTCCACCTTTCCTAGTTTAATCAGGAGTTAGACATGCCTTTAAATATTGAAGTAACACAATTTCCGAATGGTATCGGTACCGCTGGAGACAACAGTGTACTGAATGCTATTCCTCTTCCCGGTCCACTCGCACTACTGTCCATCGAAGATTTTGGACCATACACCCTGCGGGATATACTTTGGACTGCTACGGCAATCGGTGCCGGAGTGACTCAAACTTTTCTGCTGAGTTCTGCTGGTGTCCAGCGTCAGGTGTCTGCAGGTGCAGCGACTGACGGAAACAAATTGCAAGCGGATGGTGATGGCTTGTTTACGGACACGTTCGAACTCGCAGTTGGTCAAGAAGCGTGGTACGGAATTCGCTTCAGAACGGATGATCCAATCCAAAACATCCTTCTCTTTGGTTTCTGGCCTGCGGTTGGTACGGTAGCTCCGACAGATGGTGTTTATCTGCGCAGTGATGATGGCAGTGCCGTTCTCAATCTCATTTCCGAGAACAATGGTGCGGCTCAATCGCTGACAGCACTCGGTACGCTTGAAGCGGACACGTGGTACGAAGCTGCGTTCTACTGGGATGGCATCGACAAAATCTCTGCTCAGTTCACGGGGCCGGATGGTGTCATTGGTGGTGGTGGGACGGTAATTCCGGGGGCGAACTTGCCTGCGGTAGGCACGCTTCCATCCTATCTGTTCTCTGCCGGTGAAGCTGCAGCGAAGACGTTGGACGTTGACTGGGTCCTCTTCGGAGGCTCTCGCTAATAGGGAGGGCTCGCCATGAGACCCATTGTACAAACGCGGCAACTTGCCGCTGCTGATCCGAATGGCATTGCTCTCGATCAACAGTTGGGAGCAGCTGGAGATCTGGTTCTTACAGGTGCGGCGTTAGTCGATGCCGACGGTGTTGCTCAGCTAGGCACTCAACGACAAGTTGAGTTCGAGTCGGCTGGCAACATCGCGACCGTGGTTTTCACGGTTTTCGGCACGGATGACTCTGGTGCGGAGATCACTGACACAGTGACAGGCATCAATGGGAGTGCCGTTGCGACACTACTCAACTTTGCGACTGTGACGCGGATTGCTGCTGACGCAGCAGTCGGTTCAGATGTAGAAGTTGGGACGAACGCACTAGGAGCTTCACAAACAGTTCCGCTTGATCAGTACCTGACTCCGTTCAACGTGAGTCTGTTCATTGACATCACTGGAACGGTGGATGTCACTGTTGAGTTCACTGGTGATGACGTGTTCGGAGACTTCCCCGGACCTCATAACTGGATACCTCATCCGGATCTTACCAACGTAACAGTTGACGATGACGCGACATTCATCTCGCCAGTCAGCGCCTGTAGACTGCTAACCAACTCTGGTGTTGGTACAGCGGTCCTGAGGATAATTCAAGCCGGAACCCTGTAATGGGGGGCATCACTAGATCGGGAGTGACCGCATCGTCGGTCACTTCCGACACTGTGACCAATGACAGAGTCACTGGTCCGCCAGCTAGTGCTGTCGGGGATATTCTTCTCATCGACGACGGTGGTGATGCTCTTCTCATTGAAGACGCTACTTCGGACAACAGACTAATAGAGACTTAACATGGCTAACTCAACTATTCCCGGTCTTGTTGCTGTAACTGTTCCTGCGCTCACAGACTTGTTCGGTGTGCGTCAGAGTGGGGACACGCGAGATAAAAAATTAACAGCGGCGCAGCTCAAGACCTTGTTCGGTGGCGTCAGCATTACCGGAACTCCGGCTAATTTGCAGGTTGCGTTTTGGAATCCAGACGGTACTGCAATCACAGGCAATGTTGGGCTCACGTTTGATACAGCAGCTCTTCGTAATCTTGCTGCGGGTGGAGCAATTCGTGGTGGTTTGTCGAATGCCGGTGGTATCCGAAACGTAGCTTCGTCTTCTACGGTTCCAACTTTGATTCCTCGCATGGACGATCTCAGTACTGGGATCGGATCTGGCGCGATACGAAATGTAAGTGTTACTTGTGATGGAGACTTCGCTCAAACTTGGCAGCATAGTACAGCTGCCGACAACTCAATCAGACAGTTTGTTCGGATAACAACTGGCGTCACTGCTAGCACAACGCAGACGCAAGGTAATGGATTGATTAACGGTGGACGCTTTACTGAAGTTACTACCGTAGCGAACCCAGACGACGTCATTACACTGCACAACACTTCTGCCGCAGGGTTCCATATCACTATCATGAACTCTGGGGCGAATCAGTTGCAGATTTTCCCACCAGTGGGTGAGACTATTTTAGGGAATGCTGTCAATGCGTCAGTAACGCTGGCTGTAAACAAGAGCATGACCTTCTACACCCTCGATTCGACCAACTGGATGATCGTCTCTGAACCGGGTGCTGGTGCTTCATTCCCGTCGTTAGCTCCTGATGGAACAGTAGGTGCGCCATCGTATTCGTTCTCAGGTGACCCTGATACTGGTATCTGGAAAGCGGGTCTCGGACAAATTGATTTTGCAATCAATGGTACGAATGCAGTCAAGATTACTGGTGACAGCATTCGCGCACCGAATGGATCACCAACTCTCACGGCTTTCGGATTCCTCTCAGATATAACTACCGGGTTCTATCGTGTGGGTGCTGGTCGTGTTGGTTTATCTTCAGCTGGATCATTAACGTGGAATTTCGATGGTGCTGACATCTTTGGACAAGCAACCACTGGTCCTGCTCTCAGTAACGTAAGTTCTACTGCTACCGCTGCCAATATTCATCCGAATAAAGGAGATCAAGATACAGGTCTAGGCTCTAATGCAGCAGACCAACTTTCCTTAATTGCTGGCGGTCTTGAACTTTTACGCCTGACGGAAGCTACCGTAGATCAGGTCATTATTGGACCTGCGGGCGTAATCGGAACCGCAGCTTTACCCTCCTTGGCATGGGGTGATGGAGATACAGGATTCTATGAAACTGTAGATGATTCGTTGACATTATCCATTGCAGGTGCTCAAGCGTGGTTTTGGTCAGGAGTCTCTTTTGGAGGCACACTCTCGAATGGTCCTGCTTTCGTAAATGAAGTTCCATCGGCGACCAACCCAACAGTAATACCGGGACGCAGTGATCCTGACACGGGTATTGGTTGGAACGCAGCAAATGAGTTTTCACTTATCGCAGGTGGTGTTGAGCATCTTAGACTTTCCGCTGCTAGCAATGCTTTCATGCTGGCAGGCACAGTCGCATCTGGTGACGGTGGCGATCTGGACTTGGACGCAGGTGCTTCAGGTACTGTTGCTGCTGATGCAGGCGGCGCAGTATCAATTACAGCCGGTGCATCAAACGCAGGTGGCGCAGGAGGCCTAGGTGGCGCACTTAGTTTACTCTCCGGAGCAGGATCAGGCGTAGCCGATGGTGGTGATATTAACATCACGACTGGCGACGGTGGTGCGGGTGGTGTTGGTGGCGATCTCATCATGCAAGTTGGTTTGGGCGGAGGTACAGCTGCGAGTGGCAACTGGTTCGTTAATACTCTAACTGGTATCGGTGCTGACGGTGGATCAGTAGCAGGAACTTCAACTGCCGGACTCGTAGCAATATACGGTGCCGGACATAGTGCCGAAGGACAGGCAGGTAACGTCGATATCTGGGGCGGATATGCTGCGGGCACTACTGCGGCGGCAATCGGTGGCGATCTTAACCTCTTTGGCGGAGGTCAAGGGGGTGGAGCAGGCTCAGGTGGTAATGCTCACCTCTACGGTGGCGAGAGTGACACTCAGCCGGGTGACGCAGAAGTTGAGGGCGGCGTAGCAACTGTCGGCGGTGCTGGCGGTGCAGCACGCGTTCTCGGTGGTGCCGGGTTTGGCACAAATCAAGATGGTGGCATAACCTCTCTGATCGCTGGAGCAGGCTCAGCCGGTGGTGGTAGCGGTGGTAGCGCCTTCATGAGAGGCGGCGCAGGCGGCTCTGGAGCCGGAAGTGGCCTTGGTGGAGGTGCTGTAATTTCTGGCGGTGCCTCACTAGCAACAGATGGCGGGGGCGGTCTAGTCAGTCTTGACGGTGGTGTCGGTACTGGCACTGGTGATGGTGGCTCAATAGATATTTCTGGCGGCATAGCCGGTGGTACCGGTGTTGATGGAAACATCACCCTTACGACAACCGAAGCACTCAGCCTCAACGGGGGTGAAGTCGGCTTCTATGCAACTACGCCAATCGCATTACAGACTGGGGTCGCAGTAACAATCGGCGCAGTTCACGCGGCCTTAGTTGCACTGGGATTGATTACAGCTTAACAGGAGAAAGAAATGGGTAAGAACGTAGGACTGACATATGTGAAGGACTTCTCGTTCCCCGCAGAGCAGGGCTTCACCGGTTCTGCGGGTGTGCACAAAGTGCGCGGTTACATGCGTGGCGGACACGTGAAGTCGAAAGCGCACCAGAAGATGCCGAAGAACGTCAAAGCGAAAGGCGGCACTGTGCACGACCAGCTGAAGAATGAAGGCGCAAAGATGGGCTATGCCTATGGTGGTACGGTCAAGAAAACGTCTGCCGACTTTGTGATGAAGAGCGGTAAGCAGGACACCATGGACCACGGTGTGCAGCCTGCGCAGGAAGGTCGCAATGAGGCCGAAGTTGAGGCTGGTGGCAACAAACGTCTGAAGGCCGGATACAAGGAAGGTGGTGGTGTGCGCCAAACGCGTTACAGGAAAGGCGGCACCGTTAAAAAAGGTAAAAGCAACGGAGACAAGGATGTGTCTATGGAAGAGCTGAAGGAGAAAGTAGCGGAGTTCTTCGGAACCACATACGGGCCAAAGACGACGGGACTAAAGGGATTGCTTGGTCTCGTCAGGCGTAAGGGACTGGATTCGAAAGCTGTCGAAGCAAAATTGAGAGCCATGAAAGGTCAGATATCTGACTTTGAACGGAAGAAGATGGAGGAGATAACGGCACGCGGAGGCAAAGGGGCGCTGAAGGGGACGAAGAAAGCTCGTGGTGGTCTTGTGGAGTACGCACAGGGTGGCGTAATAAAAAAAGCCGAGGCGGCTCAGTAGAAAAGGTCGCACGTCGAGTCGCCAAAGACGTAATGAAAGACCACGTTCGACATCCGCGTCCGCGAGGACACGGGCAAGGTGCGCGTGGTGGTCGTAGCGCAGTAAGAGGAGGTCGAGGTTAATGCCAACTACAGACACAGTCGGTTCGACCATCTTTTCGAATCAGCAGATCATTGATCATGCGTTTCGTCGGTGCAAGATGGTCGAGCAAGAGATCGCAGGTGAGCACATTACAATTGCTCTCGATTTGCTGTGGTTGTTCACTCAGACCTTGGTCAACAAAGGTATCAAGCTCTGGAATGTGGACCCGATCATTCTGCCAATTTACTGGCGTCAGGCAACTGTTCCGTGTCCGCTTGGTACGGTAGATACATACACCATCAATCTGCGCAACGGGAATAGGATTACCGGTGATGCAACTGCTACGGAGGGGATTGCGGGCAATGCATTCGATAGTGATCTGACTACGGCATGTACACAGGTGGCTGCTGCAGGCAACATCAGCATGGATCTGGGTACCGATGGTGCCACTGCGATCTTCACCTTTGGCATCATGCCCAACGTCTCCGGGACGTGGGATTACGTGATCGAGGCCTCGAACGACAACTTCGTTACAGCCACGACATACATCACCAAGACAGGTCAAGCAGTCGTTGCAAATGAGTGGCTCTGGGAAGACGTACCGGCAGTGTCACGTGTGACAGAGTTCCAGTATTGGCGACTGCGTGCGACAGGTACCACAGTGCTCGATGTGATTGAGCTGGTGTATCAGAACAAGCCCAATGAGATTCCGATGTACAAGCTCAATCGAAATGATTATGCGAACTTGCCGGACAAGTTCAGCACTGGGCGACCGACGCAATTCTGGTATGACAAACGACGCACGCAGCCAGAGATAGAGCTTTGGCCGAACCCCGGTGCTGAGTTTACGTTCGATCAGATCACTGGCTTCGTGCAGCGACAGTTGCAAGATGTCGGTGTGATGACAGATGAACTGGAGGTCCCTGACCGCTGGTACCTTGCCATTGTATGTAACTTGGCAGCAGAACTGGGCAGGGAGCTTAAAGAGGTGGACGAGGTGATCGTTCCTCGATTGGATCTCGACGCAGAAAAGTATTTGAGTGACGCATGGACAGGTGAGACTGATGAGTCTGAAGTGTACCTGCGTCCCAACATATCACCGTATACGAGATAATCATGGCAATTTTTTTAGACCCAACGGGGAATTCAACTTACGGCATTGGCATTTGTCAGCGTTGCTCACGGAAGATGTTCTTGCATGAGTTGCATTCTGATCCGAACACACCGGGGTTGAAAGTCTGCATCGATGATCTCGATGATTACGATCCGTATCGCTTAGCTCCGCGGCAAGCGGATCGAATTACGCTGCCGTTCTATCGTCCTGATGAGCCTCTAACACCGGGAGGACCGAATCCCAATCCGATATCCCTGTTCGGTGTTCGAGATGCTTTTGGCGAGAGTCCACGTGAAACGGAAGACGGGAGGTTACGCGTGCTTGAAGACGCGACGGTGAACCAGAACGAGGTAGATCCAGATGCCTAATATAAAAATTTCGGATCTGGAACCTGCTGCGCTACCTCTCGATGGAGCTGCAACTTTCTTCGAGGTGCAGACAGTTGAAGCCGCACAAGATGTCAGCCGAAGAGTTTCGTTAGACCAGCTTATAGCTACCACTGGATTGGATGCGACGTTCGTCACAGTGTCGGCGAACGCGCAACTTCCGAACGAACGTATACTAACTGAAGGGGCTGGCATCTCCATTGTAGATGCGGGACCGAACAGTACGATCACGGTCAGTCTCGATGATCCGTTGTTGCTCAGTGGCGGATCGGTTGCTGCGCCGACTTACAGTTTTGCCGGAGATCCAGATACTGGTGTCTACAATCCGTCGGCTGATGTTCTTGGATTCGCTGCCGGTGGTGTTCAGATTGCTCAGGCAGTAGAAGTTGTCGGTGCGAATCAGTTTATCGTTTCTCCGGGAGTGTTCCAAGATGCTCCGGCGACACCTAGCCTCGCCTTCGGCGACGGTGACACTGGTCTCTACGAAATCGCCGATGACAATCTTGCGATTGCGACCGCTGGTGTTCTCAGAGTGACGTTTGCTGCCGGGATCTCGATATTCGCTGGGACCGTCGATGTGTCGGGTGGTGATCGACCTCGTTTGGAGAACCTTGCAGCAACTTTGACTGTGCCAAACATAATTCCTTTTACGAATGATTCAGACACAGGAATTGGAGCAAATGGCGCAGATAGTCTTGCGCTGATCGCTGGCGGAGTTCAAATTGCTCAGGCAGCAGAAGTCGTAGGTGCGAACCAGTTCATCCTCACTCCCGGCCTGATAGATGACAATCCGGCTGCTCCGACGCTTGCCTTCGGTGACGGTGACAGCGGCTTCTATGAAGAAGTAGATGACACTATCGCTGTCGCACTGGAGGGTGCAAAAGAATTTGAGTTCGGACCTATTACAGGTGCTGATCCCGATTTCTCCAGTGTGGAACTGCTCACAAATTTGGATGGTCCTGACGGTGCTACGTCATTCACTGAGCAATCAAACAATGCTGCTGTTGCTACATTCGTTGGTGGTGCAGAACTCGATACCGCACAGTTCAAATTCGGCACTGCATCGTTACTGCTAGACGGTCTTAATGACTATCTACATTTTCCTGACATTGCTGGCTACACTTTCGGATCTAATCTTTTCACAATAGAGGGATTTGTAAGATTCGCTTCACTGCCAGCAGTTGGCGACGAAATGACAATGGTCTCTCAGTGGGTCATTGGTGGTGGCACTGATCGAGCATTCGCTGTCAGTCTTATTCAGGATGGTCTTGATTACAGGATAAGATTTGAATCCGAAGGCGGCGTGGGCGTTTTTGAACAAGGTGGTCTTGGTGGCGCACCGGCTCTGAATACATGGCACTATTTCACCGCACAGAGATCGGCAGGCGACACACTTAGTATCTGGTGGAATGGCTTACTTGAATTTGAAGCTGGTGGCATCTTCACAGGTTCGGTACTAAATAACTCAACTACCACCCTCAAACTCGGTGTATTAGATCCGACTGGTGGCGCTAACGCAGCTTTTGTTGATGGCTGGATTGACGAAGTACGCATCACGAATGGGGTTGCTCGTTATGCAACGGGTGGACCTATCACTGTACCCACGTCAGCTTTCCCAACTAATAGCGCACAGTTCACAGGGGCTGCTGTTGGAGCCGGTAAACTCTTTAATCAAATAGCAAGCCTCACCAGTCCTACGCTTGTTCCGAGAAACGATGACGACGACACCGGTATTGGTGGTGATGGCAGCGACATCTTGGCGCTCATCGCTGGCGGAGTTGAAGGTATACGAGTTACTGAAGCAGCGTCAGCAATTTCTATCAATACATCTGGTCCTATCTTGGCTCCTAACGGAGCGGTTGGTGCGCCGAGTTATTCCTTCGCGAGCGAAACCAACAGTGGCATGTACTACGACGGGCAACCGAAGTGGTCAGTCATTGGCACTGAAGTCATGCGTATGGATGACACTGGTGTTCTCGGACCATCCGCTTCTGCACCAACTTGGTATCTGGTCAGTGATGAAGCTGCTACAAATACCAACCCGATCTATGCTTTCAACAACGACAACAACTCAGGTATCGGTGGTGACGGTTCTGCTACGGTTTCAATCATTGCAGATAGCATAGAGATTGCTCGTGCGGTTAATGCTGCGACTGATCAACTCATACTCCATCCGGCTTCTGCCACTATCGGAGCACCAGCTTTCCCTGCTCTACAATTAGGTAGTGCTGCGATTGGATTCAATACACTCTTCAGTCAGCTTCGTATAGTTATTAACGGAGTAGATACTTGGAGAGCTTCTGGGTCTGATTTCGGTGCGTCTGTTACGACAACTGGTCCGGGGCTTGTCAATGCTGGTACTGTCAGCCTGACGACACCGGGTCTCGCTCCCATCGCTGACAACGTCGGCACTGGTATCGGTTCGTCCGCTAACAACAATATTGCAATCATTGTTGATAGTGGAACAGCCGTCTTGTATTCAGAGGCTACTGGTCGCATCGTACAAACGAATGAGAACGAAGTCGGGCTGACCGCGAGCGTCACGCAAACTCAGGCCGGAGGCCTCTTACTACGTTGCTCTCGCAACGAGATTCAGACGGTAGCGAATGCTGGTGACGCTCTCACTGCGTTCGCAGTCACTGCCGGTACTAAGCTCGAAGTCATTAACAATGGTGCTAATTCACTTCAACTCTTCCCAGCACTGGGAGATAACATTGGAGCCGGAGTTAATACGGCCATTGACATTGAGAGTGGACACGTCGGGGTGTTCCTTGGTCGTGATGCTACAAACTGGGATACATTGTTCAACGGCAATCCTAACCAGATCGCTACAGGTGGAGCGACTGTCTCCGGGCAATGGCAGTTTGACAGCAACACTACTGAGGCTGATCCGGGTCAAGGCCTCTTCCGAAACGATAACGCTACCATCGGTTCGGTCACCGAAGTATTCATCAACAGCGTAAGTGAAACCAACGCTGATTTTGATGTCATCTTAGGGCTCCTTGGTAATGGCGATCAGCTCTACATCCAGAATATTGAAGATGCCACCGAGTTCATGCTGTTCGACATTACAGCGAACGTGGACAATGGTGGTTGGTATTCTCTTGCAGGTTCGGTCTCCGCTTCAAATGCTAACTTCACCAACGGTGAAAAATTCGGCATCTTGCTGCTCTTCGGTGGAGGAGCTGTCGCAGGTACTACAACCAATTCGATGCTCCGCTTTGACGGAGCGGCATTCATTGAAGAGACTCAGGTACAAGTCACAGCTGCGGGTGTCTTCTCCGTCCTCGACGCTGGGCTAACTGACTCCGTATCTATCAGCCATAACGGAGCAGCAGGAACTATTGCTTCGGTCGGTTCGACGGCACTGAACTTTACCGGAGTTGCTACTCAATACTTCTTCGATAATAACGTCGTAGTCGCGGGGGATATCACAGCTGCTGGAGGCAATCAACTTGTCGCTCTTGATACGCTCGCAACTGATTCAGTAACTATCGATCACGACGGAACTGATGGCAATATCACTTGCACACTGACCGCAGACCTGAACTTCATTGGGGCTGGAGCTTATACGTTTGACACTGATTGACAAGCGGAGGGCAGATCTTTGCTGGATTCGGTACTGCGGCTGATCCTGCTGTTGCGGTTCGCTCAACTAACATGGGAATGTATAGCGATACTGCAACCATACTAAAATTCACAACGAGTAGTACAGAGCAATTCCGAATCGCTAATGGGATATCAGAAATGTTCTCCGATGCGTTCAGGCTGAGACCTGACATCGGGGCTGAATCATTTTTCATGGCTGTTGACCCTGTAAGTGACCCTCTCGATATGGTCACATCATTAACAGGATTGACCGATTGGCATGTTGAAGGGACTGGATTTGAACGGCTCTTCTTACATCAACCTAATCTGGCGATGCTAGAGAAATCTGCTGCGCCGGGGGATGAGGTAGGTGTTGGTCAGGTATGGGTACGGGATGATGTACCGAACACTTTGGTGTTCACAACGGATACTGGAGTTGACAAGCAACTTGTCAACGACGCAGTTCAGGCCAGACGCACGACTGATCTTGCGCTCACGACTGCGTTCCAAGACGTCACGTTGGACGTGACTGACATCGAGACTGACTCCGCTGTCCTCGATCACGATCTCGCTACCAACAGTGACAACATCATCGCTGGAGTGGCTGGTACTTTTAGAATTCACTATGGAGTCAAGGGTGATCCGACTGTCACGTCCAATCGAAACATGCTGCTCAATGGCAGAGTGCGGCTCAACGATGGTGGAACGGGTATCGCTGGTTCAATCGCTAGTACTGGCTTCTTCAATGACTCCTCGATAGATGGCGAGGCAGTTCCCAATCGTTTAGATATCACGTTCTACGCAACTCTTGCTGCCAGCGACTTCATAACGTTGCAGGTGAGCAAGACGGAAATATCGGGTAGTGACGACGACGATGCAAACGAAATAACATTTACCGCAGAGAGGGTACTGTAATGGGGTTCCGAGTAACGTCAAGTCTGACGGAAGATTGGGTCAAGATTGCCGAGATGGCAAGTGCTGATCCGTTCCTCAACATCTGGCATCCGGGTACTCTTGAACTGGAATGTGAGACCGTCGATCAGGCTACGCTCGACACGGCACATACAGCATATCTGGCTGATCAGGCGAACATTGATGCTGCCACTGCAGAGGCGAACACAGTTCGTCAACGCAATCAGGCAGAAATAGCTCCCGATGGAGAGGGGAGTGGCGGCATGAGTGCTCGTTCGCTCATCGCTGTATTCAATCAGCGAGACAACTTCCTGACTACTCGCATCATACAGTTGCAGGACGCAATGGATGCGATGAAAGCAAGTGTAGGAGCAGCGGATAGCATCCGTGCCGCTATTCCGGCGAACTTCTTACCAACAGCAACGCGTCCACGGAATGACGCGATTCAAGACTACAAGGACGAGATTTCATCCGGCGATGCCGATAACTAAAAGGGCGAAGACAATGACAAATAAGATAGATCTTAATACGCAACAAATTTTTGCTGCTGCTAATGCAGGAATGACGTTACTGAATACACCCGGAGCTGTGAATGTTCCGGGTCCTATGGCTGTCAGTGGAGTGACGGGAACTTTGTACGCTCTGTTGTCAGCTATCGTCAACCGAGAGGTGATGATAGTTAACGTGCCACCGCAGCTGGAAGAAGCACCTCCGGCTGAGCCCCCCAATAAGGAAGTAGCAGACGCAGTTGCAACTGCTATGAAAAATAATGGGAAAGGCGAGGCTGCGCCTATAGCTCCCGTGGAATCCGAAGAGACTCCGCCCGCAGCTAATGAGGCGGAGGCTGCAAAGGGACAGAGGAAATAAAATGGCAAGCAAGGCCGAAGTCAAAGAAGCGGGAATTCGCATAGGTGTTAATCAAATTATCACCTACGCAGGTCTCGTGCCTATTTTCTGGTTCATCATCCAGCCCATTCTCGTGAATGCACTGGCTGAAGAGATGCAACAGTCGATTGAGCAGACGGTTGCGAAGCAGGTGGACCCGATCAACAGTGCCTTCGTAGCCTTGCTGCAACGGGACATCAACGCCACGAAAAAGGATATCGCGGCGTTGAAGTTCCGACAACGACAGGATGAAGACTGGACAGCAGTTGACGCAGAGTATCTGGCAGATTTGGAGATTCAATTAGCTGCGCTGGAAGAGGCGAAAGCAGCCCTTATAGCGGATAACACAAGCTGATGGACCTGATCCTTGAGAGATTCAGTTATGCGTCCACGGAGACTGAGGGTGTTCTTAGTTTGCCTGATCACAATCTGGCTACTATTGAACGTCCGTGGGTGCCTGTTGATACTCCGGGAGGAAAGCCGTTCGCGTCCTGTGTCCCAGACGGAACGTACGTACTTGAACCGTGGACAAGACCGAACAGAGGTGAAGTTTACATCCTCACGAACTTCGATCTGGGAGTGTACAGATTGGAAGACGACCTGCCGGAAGAAGGAGGTCGCTTTCTTGTGCTCATCCACATTGCGAATTACGTTCGAAACGTAGTTGGCTGTGTCGGACCGGGGACTCAGAGAGTCATTATGAAAGACAAGAAGACCGGTACGTATGAACGAGCAGTTTCGAGCAGCGGAGAAGCAATGAAAATTCTTCGCACAGTGTTAGGACGTGAAGAAACCCATACGTTAATTATCCGCCCAAGGTGCGGAACAGGGGGAACGACATGAATACGATTATAGGTGCACTTATCGCGACCATCATCGCCATGGCGACGGCAGCACTGGCACTGTTGAGTGGACCGGAAGTCACTTCTTTGAGTGACATCTCCGGTCTCCAGTGGACCATCCTGCTTATTGGTGGCTTGATCACATTTGGTAAAGACTTCCAAGCGATTTCCGCCCGACGTTTGGTGAATAAAGTCACAGGCACGGGTGATGGAGGTATCTAGTATGAACCACGTAACCGTAGGAGTGCGTCAGTTTCAGACGTTCTACCTACTCGCAATCATGCTCTTGTTGCAAGCATGTGCAGGAGCGAATCCGATTGCGAAGGCAGAAACGACTGAGCAGAGAGCGTTCGCAACGTACGGCACGTTCGTGATCATCGAGGAGCAAGCTGCGAAGCTGGTCTCCAGCGGACAGATCTCGGACAGTGCTGTGCGTGCTATTGCACGTGCAGATTCACAAGTGAAGTCAGTGGCAGATTCCCTGCTAGATGCGACACTCGAATTCACAGTGATTCGGGCAGAGTTTGAATCTGGCGGAACAGGGGAAGAGCAATTTGTCCGAGCTATGAATGAATTAAACGGCTGGGTCGAACGAGCGAGACCCCTGATCGCTAACTTAATATCCGCTGTGAGAGGAGCTGAGTAATGGGCATTATAGAACTCGCCTTAGTGGCGATAAAAGGACTGTCCGTGGTTCTGAACAATCCGGCAGTCGGCGGCAAAAGTAGCGTCAAGTTTCAGGACGCTTCCGAGTTGCTCGCATTACTGGGCGAACTATTGACGCGTGGTGATGAAGCTCACGACGAGCTTGTTGCGTTTACGAAGGTAGTGGAAGGGATGGCAGCGCAGGGTCGAGCGCCGAACCGGGTTGAGTGGGACACGCTCCGTGGTCGAAGCGATGCTGCTCACGACATCATTCAAGCAGCTGCAGCTGCAACTGAAGAAGAGACGGAGCAAGTCTTTCTGGAGGAGCTGACCAAGGCTGAGTTGTTAGCGCAGGCTGCAAGGGATGGAGTCTCGGTTCCTTCTTCCGCAACAAAGGCTCAGATCATAGAACTGCTAGAGGCTGTCGAGGAGTAGTCCATGGCTGTCTCGATGACATTCAACTCGCTCCTTGAAGATATGAAGAAGTATCTGGAGCGAGGTACGGCTGTCGATCCCTCTGTGTTCGACCAGCTCCCCAGCCTGATCAACTTGGCTGAACGGGAGCTGGCGAACCAGTTGAAAATACTGGGGTTTGTAAAGGTAGTGACAGATACGATGGGTGTCGGACAGTCAGTTATTCCAAAACCAAACCGCTGGCGTGACACGATCTCGATCAACTTCGGTGTGGGAGCAGAGCAAGTACGGACACAATTGTTTCCTCGTTCCTACGAGTACTGTCGGACCTATTGGCCGGATGAAGATCTCACTGATCAGCCGAAGTTCTACTCTGATTACGACTACTTCAACTGGCTGATAGCTCCGTCAGCAGACTTTGCATACCCATTTGAAGTCAATTACTGGGAGTTGCCTGCGTTGTTGGATAGTACCAATCAAACGAATTGGACAACGGACTTCGCCCCCAACAGTCTACTTCATGGTGCGCTGCTGCAGGCGACTCCCTTTTTGAAAAACGATGAACGCATTCCTGTTTGGCAGACAATTTACGATAAGGATGTTGCAATACTCGAGGCGCAAGACATGAAACGCATCATTGATAGGAACGTTACGAGAGGGAGTGTCTGATGTCTTACACCGATGTCTTTGGCGGAGAACTGATTTTCCCGTCCCAGCTTAGTTACTTAGCAATTACTACTGCAGTTGATGTCACGTTGCAGTGGCCGACTGAGCAACAGATCACAGGTGACAATGTCGTTGCCGATGTCATGGACGTGACGACTTCGGTCGCATCACTCAACATCGACATGCCGGATGCCCGGAACACATCGGAAGGTAACAAGACTACGTTCAACAACGTTGGTGGCGAGACATTTAATGTGCGTGACAACACCGGAGGCACCATCCAGACAGTGCAGCCCGGTGAACAGTGGGTCTTGGTACTCACAGACAACACGACGGACGCAGGTACTTGGACCACCTTCCTGTTAGGTGGCAATGCAGCTACCCCGGCATCTGCTTCTGTACTGGCAGGTGCAGGTCTCAGAGCTGACGGCGCACAACTTTCTCAGAAGATCGATTCTGATGAAGAGAGTGCAACGCCGCTTACTGTCGTCGATGGTGATCGAGCGAAGTGTTTGATCTATGTCGGTGGTGCCGGACAAGCTGATCTGCCCGCTGCTGCTGGAGTTGGTAACGACTGGTTTTTCATGCTGAGAAATTCCGGATCGGGTACGCTGACTGTCGTGCCACCGTCAGGTGAGATTGACGGTAGTTCGAACCTTGCCTTAGATACAAATAGCAGTTGCTTCATCTTCACCGATGGTGCCGACTGGTTCACCATTGGACTTACTGCTTCTTCAACCATTGCGTTCGATTTCGTTTCACTTCCCATTCCGGGGTCAGGAGACTTTGTACTTTCTGGCGCGAACCTCGACCGGATTTCGTATCGCTTCACAGGCGCGCTTACCGGTGACCGAAAGGTAGTTGTGCCCGACACTACGCAGCAGTACTGGTGTGACAATCAGACGTCAGGTGCTTTCACTCTGACAATTGGAACAAATGCACAGGCGTCTCCTCCGACCCTAGATCCGGGTCAGACTGCGATCATGTACTCCAACAGTATCGAAGTGGTCGATGCAGTGAATGCTGTCAGCGTCATGTTCCCGATTCAAATCTCACAAGGTGGTACGGGAGCGACGAATGCAGCTGATGCACGTACGAATTTGGATGTTCCTTCAACGTCAGAGGCTGTCCCAACTACACGATTAATTAATTCCGGAGACGCACTGAATGGAGGTGGGGATCTCAGCTCTGACTTAACCCTTGACGTTCAGGTTGGACTCGGTCTCGACATTCCTTTGGGAATTGAGATCGCGTTGGACCTGACTGATACCCGCAATACCAATCACGCTAACGTCGATCTCTTAGCTGGTACAGGAATCAGTGCTGCAGGGTTGGGAAACATCACCGCTGACAGGACAATCAACGCCAATTTAGCGACGGAAACTGTGGAAGGAGTCCGACAGATCGCAACGCAAGGGGAGGCAGATGCAGGTCTCTTAGATAATGTTTTCATGACACCGTTGAAGGTGGCGAACCTTCCGGCAGCTGGATCTGTGTACACCGTAACAAGTGGAAATTTCGTTCCTGTATGGACTGGGTTCGCAGGAGGGGCTTCCCCGACGCTCACTGTATTCTGGACGAGACTTACCTCTACTGTACCGGGTGCGAGTGACATTGCAATCATGCGGTTTGGTCCTCCGGGGCTGCCGACTGGAACATCCAACGCTACTACGATGACCATTACGAATATTCCGGGAGCAATTACTCCGGGTGCTATCGGAGGGTCAGAGACTACGATGTGTTCGCAACTCATAGACAACGGAAGCCTGCTCTTGATTGGAAATGCCAGTGTAGGGTTCACCGGAGTAATGGCTTTCAGAATGGGCAGAGATAGTGGTATCGCTGGTACACCTTTCGGCATATCTCCCAATTTATTCACAGCATTCGGAATTAAAGGAATTTCTCAACAGACGTTGTTGATATATCTGCTCGATTAAATTATGGCTAAGCAACCTGCACTCATCATCTCGCAGCCCGGTATCAAACGGGACAGTTCCCGTTTCGATAGCGAGAACTATATCGATGGTCGATGGTGCAGGTTCCAACGTGGCAAACCGAAAAAGATGGGCGGCTACCAACAGGTGACTGACACTGTGCCGGAAATTACACGCGGCATGGCTACCTTCTCCGAAGATAACCAGCAGTTCTTGCACTTGGGACATCCCAACACGATAGGTCAGTACATTGTTTCTAACGGTACATTAGCAGCCTTCAACGACCGCACGCCCGCAGGTTTCCCCGTGGGGCTCGACATGCTGTGGCAGTTCGATGTCTATGCTGACACGTTAGGCACTGCCAATCATGTTTTGGTTGCACATGCAGCACCGAACGCACTCGACATCGATAACTCTGTTGGTGGCGACATCTACATTGACACGCTTACTGCAGGCACAGTGCTTACTACGACGGGACTGAATACCGATGCAACAACGGGTTGGAATACCGGCACGTTCGGACCCGTAAGTGGTGGCATCGTCGTCAGTGGTCAGTACCTGTTTGCGTACAGCAGTGACGGATTGATCAAACAGTCACAGATTAACAACTTGGGTGAGGTACCTGCCGAATTTAATTTAGGCACACAAAAAATTGTTAAGGGACTTCCTCTTCGAGGTGCAGGTAGTGGTCCTGCTGTTTTGCTCTGGGGTCTCGATTCACTCATTCGTGGGACGTTCCAACCTAATGGTCCGCCGGACTTTGCATGGGACATCGTTGCACGAGGTCTTACGGTCCTGAGTTCACAGGGTATCGTCGAGCTGGACGGCATTTACTATTGGCCGGGTGTTGATCGTTGGCTGCTGTTCAACGGTGTCGTGCGAGAGATGCCCAACGATATGAACCAGAACTGGTTCTTTGACAACATCAACTTCACGCATCGGAATAAAGTTTTCGGTTTCAAAGTGCCTCGCTACGGTGAGATTTGGTGGTGCTATCCACGTGGGTCTGCAACTGAATGCACTCACGCAGTGATCTTCAATGTACGTGAAGGGTACTGGTACGACACACCGTTACCTGACTCCGACGATGTTAATCAGGGACGCACCGCGGGTGTCTTTGCTGACGTGTACCAACGTCCGTTCATGGTGGACAACGAGGTGACTGCGAACGGTCGTACGCTCTGGCAACACGAGACGGCATTCGACAAGATCCGCACATCATCAATCAGCGCTGTCCAATCGTTTTTCGAGACACACGAGATGTCACTGCTGGACACTGGTCAGAGTACCAAGTCAATTAGTTGCTCCTACATAGAACCTGACTTCGTGCAGGTAGGTGACATGACCGTGACGTTGAAGGGACGTGCGAACGCGAAGGCTGCGGTGACGGAAGTAACTCCACCGGCAACTATCTTCGAGACACCAGCTACGTCCGATGAAGAGACCGTGAAGTTCAAAGATATAAGACGGTTGATGAGCTTCAAGTTTGAGTCAAACGTGGGCGGAGGGAACTACGAACTGGGCAAGACCTTCGCACACATCGAACCTGCAGACGGAAGGGTTGAGTCATGACCATCATCAATCCCACAGGTTTTAAAGACGTAATCGAGTGGGCAGATTTCATGGCTGGCGCACTGGGATTCTTCACCGATCCTGTGGCTGGTTCAGATGATCAGTTCGAGCGACTGGATGATCCTGACAAGTGGCAGGACTGGGCAGCAGGAGTGTTCGGCGGAGTAGATCCACTGGGACAGGACGTACCCGATCCATTTGCATATGATGACTGGCGCGAGTGGGCAGAGAGAATGTTTGCAACGACAAATTTTACAGGATAGAGCTATGCCATTACATAAAGGTCCAATGGAAAAGGGGAAAGAACTGGTTGGTCAAGGACGGATGCTTGCACGTGCTTCACGTGGGGAAGGCATGGCAGCGCTTGACCCGAATCGATCCCGACTGGCAGCTGGGAGAGAGTCGGCTCGACGTCTGATGGGGGGTACGCAGATGCAGAACAAGGCTCAGCAGCAGCAACAGATGGCACAACAGATCCAACCGCAGGGTGGTCTGGCTCAGATGATGAAGGCGAAGGGCGCAGACAAATCCATGGTCAAGGCTGTGCAGCAGATTGAAGATACGCCGGGGGGCAAGGAGTTGCTCTATACCAAGGCAGCTGAAGAGCTGATGCAGTTCCAAGGTATGCCGAAGAAAGATACCAAGAAGGTTCGTCTCTACAAATACGGTGGTTCGGTCGAACGAGCCTACGCTGAAGGTGGCAAGGTCAAGGCTGCAGCAGAGCGGACACGCAGTGCGGGACGTGGTGAAGACGAGATGCTGGTTCACATGACTGAGGAAGAGTTTGGTGTTCTCAAAAACATGTGGGGTGATCCTGATATCAACCCGAACACCGGCATGCCCGAGTATGGCTTCCTGAGCAAGATCTGGAAGAAGGTCAAGAAAGTTGTGAAGAAAGTCGTGTCGTCGAAGATCTTTCAGGTCATTGCGCCTATCGCACTTTCGATCTTTGCGCCGGGTCTCGGTACTGCTATCGGTGGCATGCTCACCGGAGGTGGTACAGGTTTAGTTGCCAGTACCGTAGGCAACGCAGTGCTTCAGGGCGGACTGAGCGCAGCTGGTGGTGGTGACTTCGTGAAGGGAGCACTCTCCGGTGCGATCACAGGTGGTCTCGGTAAGGTTGCAGGCGGCAAGCTCGCCAACGTTCTTCCCGGAGTCTCTGAGGGCACGAGGGCAATCATCGGATCGAGCTTAGCTGGAGGTGCAGCTTCTGCAGTAACAGGTGGTGACTTTGTTCAGGGTGCACTTGCCGGAGCTACCGGAGAGATGATGCGTCCGATGATGGAGAAAGTCACTGCGGGAGGACAGAAGGCATTCGGTCTCCAAGATCCGGAAGCAGGTGGAATCCTAGCCGTACGAACCCCTGAGGATGCGGCAATTGCGGAGGCAGGTGGTCTTGGGGAAGTCGCACTTGCTTCTCAGCCCGCTCTAGGTGTGGAAGGCATGCCTGCTGGTCAACCTGTAGGTGGTGGGGATAAACAACAACAACAGATCACAACCCCGGAGGCTACTGCTGCTGCTGTACAAGACCCCAGCCTCATAGAGAAATATGCTATGCCTGCATTACTGGCTGCAAGCGCACTCGGTGGTGGCGAGCAGGAACAGCCCGAGCAGCCACCGCTGCCGGAAGGCTGGAACGATCCGTTGCCGCTTTACGAGATGGATCGACAGTTCGCAGGCATGGACCCCAGTGCGTACTACACATACGGACAGGCAGGTTCGCCCCAGTCTGGACAGCACCTGTTCATGGAACCTCAGCCGTTCGCCGGAGTGCCCCAAGATCCGACGACTCCAACTCCGGGAGCTGGGGGTGACATGCAGTCTATGATTGCGGCAGGTCAGCCGGTCCCGGCTAGCGCGGTAGGGATACAGGGAACACAAGCCTTGACGCAGGCTGGCTACACGCAAGACCCCGGCACAGGCAACTGGAACCCACCGCAGTTGGGACAGGGCTTGCCGCAGGCTCGTGGAGGTTACCAACGTGGAGGCGAATACGACTACTGGTCGCAGAATGCCGACGTTCCACGGGCAGCGCCCACAGTGGCTTCTAACGGACGTTATGTTAAGGGGCAGGGCACTGGTAGGTCGGACGACATCCCCGCTCGACTGAGCGACGGTGAGTACGTCATGGACGCAGAAACGGTGGCACTCTTGGGTGACGGATCGGGGAGTGCGGGCGCTCGCCGTCTTGACGAGATGCGTCGGAACCTTCGCCAGCACAAAGCCAAGAACCTCCGGAAGGGTGGCTTCAGTCACAAGGCGAAGCAACCGCACCAGTACATGGCGCAAGGCGGCATGGTAAGACTCCGTCGAGCGATGATCGAATCAGGGAGAATTTAAATGGGCGCGAACTTAGACTTCCTATTTGAGGGGAGGCCTCCGCAATCGACTACAACCTACGGGACGACTGTAGAAGGCACCCCGAAGTGGATGTCGGACTACACGCAGGGACTGATTGCACGTGCGAACGCAGCGGCAGCTGAGCCTTATATCCCGTACGGTGGACCGAGGATTGCTGGGTTTGATCCTGCACAAGAAGCTGCGTTTGGACTGACTGAGCAGAATGTCGGAGCGTACCAACCCTACATGGAACGTGGAGCCCAAGGTCTTGCTGGAGGCTTGGAAGCCGCGGGTGGTATGCGGGGCAGAGCACAGCCTTACATTGATCAGGCAACTGGAAAGTGGACTGATCCCGGCGTCGTCGAATCGTACATGAACCCGTTCATTGGGAACGTGCTTGGGCGACAAGAAGATCTTGCCACGCGTACGTTACAAGAAAGTTTCCTGCCGTCCTTACAAAAGGCTTTCGCGGGAGCCGGACAACTCGGCTCTCGTGGTGGCGAGGGTTCGATGGAAACCATGGGCATCCGAGGCATGAGGGATATTCAAGAAGGGCTCGAAGCACAGCGTCTTGAAGCACTCTCTGGAGCCTACGGTCAGGCGGCTGACATTCGCGGACAGGATATTACGGCTGCACGAGAACTGGCACGTGTATCAGGTGCCCTCGATGAGGCACAGGCTGGCGCACTGTACCAAGGTGCTGACGTAGCGGGCCGCATGGGTGAAGCAGCTCAGCGGATGGGTCTCACTGATGCTGCTGCGATGGAAGCCGTTGGTGCGCAGAGACGTGGACTTGAACAGGGAAGTATGGACCTCGCGTATCAGGATTTCTTGGAGCAACGTGATCTGCCATGGCAGCGTCTGGGACAGATGTCAGAAATCATCCGAGGCTTGCCGCCATCGTTTGTACCGAGAGCAACGCAGCGTACTGATGTTGGACCTGCATCGGTCTACCAGCCGTCACCGCTGTCACAAATCATCGGTGGCTACGGTGTGTACCGTGGTATGAATCCACAAGCGGAAGGTGGTTACATCGAACCGGGAGGACTGGAAGATTACGCACTAGGAGGAATGGTGCGTGACGCCGGAGCGAGGTTATTCGGCTTGGGAAAACAGGGAGCGGGCGCGTTGAGTAGGTGGGCGCGCTCGCTATACCCAGACCAAAGCAGGAGCATTGGCGTAGCAGGCGGAAAACTCCTGAAGCAGGATCATAAGCAGGATTAATGTCATGAGAGCAGAAGTAGAACGTGGATATGAATTTGGTGGTGGTGTCCTCGATGATGAGGAGACCATTACTACGGTTGACCAATTAATTCCGGACCCGATGCCGAAGACAAAGCCTACCACTACACGTGAGCTGATTGACATACACCGTGAGCAGCAAATGCAAAAGCTCAAAGGTGGTCAGGAACGAATCGCAGCGAGACGTGCGGAGATGCAAAAGAAAGATGAACAAGCCAGATGGTTTGCACTCGCACAGGGTATGTTGGCACCGACAAAGACCGGTGGCTTCGGTGAATCTCTGGGTACAACTGCTGGATTGCTACGGCAAGAACAAGAACTGTCTCGTCAGGGAATGAGCGACCTCTTAGACGAAGAAATGTTACTTGCAGGACAGGAAGCTGACGTTGGGACAGATTACATTTCTCAGCTGCAGGCGCAAGAGCGCATCGAAAAAACAGGCAGAGCAGGACGTTATGGGTCCGGACGTACACCGGTAGGTGTAGCTGGTCTGTTCGCTCATCCTGAAGACCCTAATCGGGATGCACGTGCTCAGCCGATATGGGACGCTGACAAAGAGGAACCGCAATTTAATGAGGACGGGACTCCGATGCTCGATGAGAACGGTGAGCAGGTAGTCAAACTGGGTGCCATGGATCTGGAGTATTTGGATTCAAATCCAACGGATGGGAGTATTCCGTTTGCAACATCTCCTTACGATGTATGGAGGCAGACGAACTTAGCAAATGCTACAAACTTTTCAGAGGACTTCATAGCACGAGCCAGTAATGACATCGAAGGTGCGCGGGACGCATGGATACAGATCCCGAAACTTCAAAGGACAATGGCATTACTGGACGAGGTAGGGGAAGGAGGACCCGGCACAAGTGGATGGGTAGCATTAGTGCAGGGACTGCAGGAATGGTTTGGTGTTGATACTAGAGATGTCACTAACGTAGGCGTGCTACGTCACAAGTTAGGTCAGAACGTCCTTGATGGTCTCAAACATTTTCCGGGGCAAATTTCAGAGGGTGAACGGCAGTACGTGGAGAGACTGGAAACTTCTATTGCGAAATCAACCAGCATAAACATAGAACTTATTCGAGAAGCTCTGCAACTACAGCAGGAACGCTGGCAGAGGGGAAAAACTTCCGCTGTAGAATTGAATAAAAACGAAGTACTTCGGGGCATGATGGGGGTGGACTTTCGAGCCATGGGACTTGATCCGAATGATCTAACTAAAGATCCTATTGGTTCATTTGCGTCAGTTGAAAAAGATGAACCGGGCTCAACGCGTCACAATCCATTAGATGTCGGTCCGAATAGTTCCAGACCAGCGACGGGAACATGGATACGATACACAGACCCTGCAACCGGCGAGTTAATAACGAGAAAGATAGGGGCACCTGAACCGGTGCCGGAGTAAGCACATGCCTCAACACGAAGAGACACTCGAACCGACACCGTGGTATTTAGACGAGTCGATTTATGAACCCGAACCTGAGAAGGGACCGGGTACTGTCAATGACTGGATGAATCAGCCCGACGTAACGGGTAAGAGATTTCCTATCGATCCGCAAATGACTGCGGAGCAACTAGACGTGCTGCCGGAGATGACGAATACCGCAAAAATGATCGAAGGGTTTGCTGAACCGGGGGAAGGGGTGGACGGACCCATGATGGGAACGCTGAGACGTATAGGTACTGAGTTGAAACAAGGATGGATGCAGATGTCAACGTCAGACCCCATGGAACTGGGATCGCAGCTACAGAATCGATTCCCGGATGTCGTTGAGGTACGACTTGCAATTAATCCTGAGGGAGACGGTTCTTACATTCCGGTTGCCAGAAATAAACTCACTGGTTACGAAGCTGTGATCAACAAACCGGGCATGAGTGGTCAGGATGTGTTACAGACCATCGGTCTGGTAGGTCAGTACTTGCCTGCTGCAAAAGCCACAACCGCAGTCAAAACATTAGCTCCGCGGATAGCAACAGCCGCTGGTAGTTCTTTCGCTACGGAGACTGCAATACAAGCGGGACAAGCTAATCTTGGAGGTGAGTTTGATCCTGAGGATGTTGCATTGGCGACAGCGTTCAGTGCCGTTCCGGAAATTGTAGCCAAACCTGCAGTTGGGCTGGCATTAAAAACCAAAGAACTGCTTGCTAAAAATCTTCCTGACGCAGTCCCGGCGACCATTCGTAGCGCACTGGCATTTGCTGAGAAGCAGGGATACAAAGTTACATCATCAGATGCACTGCAAGAATTTCTCACAGCTCCCCAGAGAATTTTCCTCAAAATTACTGAGCGTATTCCGGTGTTCGGTACACAAAGAATTAAAAACAATCAGAAGGCACAACGTGCTGACGCTCTGAAGAGAATGGCAGACAAGTTTGATATTGATATCGAAACTGATCTCGGACAGGAAATTGCTGAGAGTTTTATGGATCGGATGAAGAGCTGGCGTTTCTTTGGTAAGCACGCCGACCCAACAGATGAAATGATAGATCGTGCTTTTCAGAAAGAGGCAGGAGAAGTTATTGACAGTACTCTCAAAAGAAAAATTAAGGGTGCGACAGTAGACAACGGGAACATCGATGACGTGTTGGTCGATACGGTTTTCAAAGGCAACAAGCCCCAGATGGTCAGGGACTTCATGAGAAAACTTACTCCTGAAGGACAGGACGCAGCACGCCGAAGATTCATACAAAAAGGTTTGGAGAACGCTGGCTATAGACCGGGACAACAGGTTGGCATCAATAATCCGGGAGCCTTTGTCAAGTATCTCGATGAGCATGACAAGATAATAAAGGAACTCTTTCCCGATACGATTACGGACCCTAAAAAGTTTCCGGGAGGGCTCTACGGAGAACTAGGTCAGCCAGCCGGAAAGCGACCAGCCCCGGCCCTGCAAGAACAACGGGAATACCTTGAAGGGTTTAGAGAATTTCTCAGAATTACCGATGATGCAGAGAAAGCAAGCGCAGGTGCAGGCATGACTGCAGCGATGGCAGCGGGTGGAGGATTTTATCTCTTCGACATCATGGGGGGTGCGCTAGCCGGATTCGGTACTGCAATGGCAGGTCATGCAATGCAAAGTAGATTGGCTCGCAATCTGTTCCTGCGTCTGAAACATGCCAAAGGCAATCCTGAGTTGCAGAACCAAATCATGCGTGAGTTACGCCCGTTAGTAGTAGGAACGGGTAATCTGGCACTGCAGGAAGGCGTGGACATGCCCATGCTGAACATGTCTATGAACCCTGACATGATACAGGAGGGGGCGGCAACTGGTTCGGAAGCGGCGATGCAAATGTTGAGAGCAACCATGGGGACTACCGGTGAAGCTATTGGGAGCGTCATGGGTCGTCCCCGCGGAGAAGCGGAAACATTAGAGGGGCTTTCACCTGCTGATCCAAGGAACATAGGTCAAGGATCATGGCTGCAAGGTCCCGGCATGGAGATGTTACGACAAGCTGGAGAAGCTGCACAGCAACAGCAACTCCCGCCGGAGGAATGATGCCAGCACGACGACTTACAAACGGGAAGAAGAAATTTGTACGCAACTGTGCAGGTCACCTGCTGGCTGAGCGTTCACGTCTGTTCCTCCCTGATCACCTCGACCAAGTGCGTGCGATTGCAATGCGAGGTATTAAAGAAGATCAGATGTGCGAGATCTTCGACATCGGTGCCCGACAGATGGGTCTGTGGAAGTCGCAGTACCCGTTGTTCAAAGAAGCGCTCGAAGCAGGCTACACAGATGCTGATGCTGCTGTCCTTGGTGCGCTGTACCAGAGTGCCATCGGTTACACGCACGACGAAGAGAAAATTTTTCAGTGGGACGGAGAGATCGTCCGTGCTGAGACAACCAAACATTACAAACCGGACACTGCAGCGATCAAGCTGTGGCTGACCAACCGACAGAAAGAAAACTGGAAGGATCGTCATCATACGAACGTGTCCGGCAAGGATGACAATGCACCTATCGGTATTCGTGACGAGACAAAGATGGAAGTCATGGCGAGTATTCTCTCACTGATTAAACCGAAACCAGACAACGCAGTCATTGACGGTCGGACTGGGAAGGTAGACGAATAACATGCCATCGAAAACTCCGAAGCAGGCTAAATTCATGCGTGCTGTCGCACACGGATGGAAACCATCTCGTACCAAAGCACCTCCCGTTAGTGTGGCAAAGGAATTCGTCGAAGCAGACCAAAAATACTCCGGTGGCTTTGCAGAGAACCGGTACTGGACAGGAGGCCTTGCAGCCATGGATAACCCGAACGCTGGTTACGAAGGAAGACTTGAATGGCGAGCAGGAGGACGTGTCATTCCATTAGGAGGTGGCATAAGAAGTGGCATGCGGCGAGCAGCTTTGTCGGCACAGGGATATGAGCATGATCCCGTCGCGAACGTGATGCGTGAGCCGGAGCCTGTTGCCCCTTACTCAGGATCACGCTGGGTAAGTTCGACGTATCAACCTCCTGCACCGACCGCAGAAACTTATACACCTACACCTCAGTATGTAGGACCACGGCTTGCTGGACCTCGACGTGGCGGAGGTCGCCG